TTGGTCTTTTCTTGTTTCATTACTTGCGACATCTTAACTCCGTTTCTTTAGTGTATGTATATATTATATACTTTCTTTTTGGTTTTGTCAACCTTTGATTAGACCAAAAATGCTGTTTTGAAGGTCAGCAACTTCGTCATTTGGTACATAGAAGTCTGTTCTAGGATCCCAATATTCTCCTGCATTTGGATCATAATAAAGAACACGACCATTTGGATAATGAAATGGACCTTCTAAACCTTTTCGGCTTGTGTATTCTTTATTATGCTGAAAGACAGTGTATGACATTAATAATTTTCCTTGACAATGTAGTATTCAGTTGTAGGATACTTTTCTAAGATTTCCTGTTCCTTAATCCACTTGTTCATATCTGGAGCAGTAAAAAACAATTTACTGTTAAGTCCTTGTACAGACTTATTTGTTCCTTTTTCGACTACGGTTAGGTACCAAGATTTTACAGCCATATTATTCTCTCTCTTTTCATTATTTAAAGTAAAAGGGCCCCGAAGGGCCCAGTTTTAATTCTCCATCGCTGTGATAATGTACTTGCCATACTTGTCATGGAAGCGATCGAAATTGTTCATCTTCGACGCATCAAACGGCAGTTGATAGTTAGTTAACGCAACCTTGGAACCCATAACGACAAGCTCAGTTGGGAAATTATCCATCATAAAGCCAAAGAAGTTATCGGCCATTTTATTCCAGTCCTTAACTTTCTTTTCATGTGCAGTTTGCAATTCGTAGCACAGGCTAATTACCAAAGAATACATTGCTGAGATTTCTTTGATATTGCACTTGCTAACAGATCCGTCTAAGATGGATTCTGGCTTAGGCATCTGCTTGGCGACTCTGCGGTGAGCCATAAACTTGACAGCAAGTCCATCACCTACCGCACCTGCAATGAGGTCAGTGAGCGTAGATTCAGGCAGGTCGTCGTCGCCAAGCAGATCTGATACAAAGCTCCAAGAACGCGGAGTAGCAAAACTACGTGCTGAACTCTTTGGATCAAAGTCGTACAAGTCGTTTTTAGCAAAGCCGATGTAACCAACAACTTGCTCGTTAATCTTATTGGTAACTGCCCATTCTTGCCAGTCATCAAAATTAACTTTCAATTCCAAGTGTAGGAAACGGTTTGCCAGCGGAGCAGGCATACGATAAGTCACGCCTTTATCAGTTTCACGGTTACCTGCGGCAACAATGCTAACACCTTTTGGCAAGTAATAAGTACCTACACGGCGGTTCAAAATAAGTTGATATGCCGCGGCCTGTGTAGCGGGAGCCGCAGAGTTAAGTTCATCTAGGAACAGAACAGCGGTAGATTCTGGATCGCTAGGCAACTCAATTGGAGGAGCCCATTCCATAGAATTTGATTTGCTGTTGTAAAACGGAATGCCTTTGATGTCTGTAGGTTCCCACAAGCTCAAACGAACGTCAATTACTTCACGTCCTGTCTCACCAGCAATCTGGTGTACAATATCTGACTTGCCAATTCCGGGAGGACCCCACATGAATACTGGACGATTTACCTTGAAGCACTTGCGGATAGCCGCTTTAGCTTCATTAGGACTTTGTGTACGGTTAGTACTGATCTCACCTTTTGCCATTTGTGTAACCTTTCAAAATAAAAACAAATGTAATTTACTACGCTCTAAGTATATATTATATAGTCATTGTGCAGGGAAGTCAACACCTTTTGGATAAACCAATCTGTTGTATTTTTACAACAGATGTTTTGCTTCGTTTGAGCTCCATCCAAACTTGTGGACGTCACCGGAGAAAAGGATTAATTGGAAGGCAGTTTTTTCTTTGAACACGATGATAGCATCCTTGTCCAAAAAATATGGACAATCGATAAATCGGTCCATCCAAATTACCGTTTGAGAAGTTACTTGAAATTCTTCGTCTTTTGGGAACTCAATGCGATAGTCTTTGTATCCTAACACATCTCGAAGATATTTGTATCCGTCAAATGTTAGACCCCATCCGCCTACTTTTTTATTACGTAGACTTTTCCATACGCTTTTATGGAATTGTTCGAACCCAACATTCTCCGATCTTTCGCCTAGCTCTTCATAGAGTTTCTTGCTGAGATCTTTTTTGGTAATCATTCTTTGATAAGTTCGCCAGTGGTCAATTTATAAACACCAAAGTCTTCACAGTTAAACAGTTTGTTTAATTTGTCTGCAAGGTTATGGGCATGACCTGAATTTGAGAAGGATACTTTTTTGTACTTTGGACCAAGTTGTTGAGCTACCAAACTTGTAGTTTTTAAATTAACCGGTTGTGCTTTATAAAACACCGCCCAAATGGCATCAGCTTCAAGTACTTGTTCTGTCTTGTAGTTTTTCTTATTTGTTATTTCTAACAATATTTTAGGCTTAGGGCGACTCATAGTGCGTTCTCCAAATGTACGCACTTATTTATTATATACAGCTAGAAATTACCACCGTCCATCTGAACCTGTGTATCTGGTTGATCCTGCATTGCCGCTTGTAGGATAGTGTCTAGTTCACCGCTAATACGTGTCATAACTACTGCTAGGCTATTGGCTAACTCAGTGGCTTCTAAAATGTCTAAAGTAACAATTTTCTGACCTGATTTGGCCGCGATTCTTGCCTTATCTAGGTAGTTTTCAATAGGAATAGTGTTCAATTGTCTCATGTAGCTGACTTGCCTATAGTGCTCAATACCTGACGCATTTCCAGTTCAGTTTTAAATGGACCTTTGTTTACATATCTTTCTAGTGTGATGAGTTTTGGACAGAATGATTTGACCCAACCCTTGCGGAATTTGATTACATAATATCCTGCACAATATTGACTCTTTGACTTGTCGCTCTTTGAGTAGATTGGTAACTTTTGCTGAACATCATACACAGGATTATAAGGCCTGCTTGAACAGGGAAATTCGTATATATTGTAATCCTGATCTTTGGATTTCGTGTTGAGAGAAGTTTTTTCTTTCTTCAGTTGTTCTTCGCTGATTGAAATTCCAAATAATGTTTGGAACACCGCTAGGTCAGCAAGGTCGACTTTTTGACCCTTGCGCATGAAACTATAACCTTTTTTCTCTTTGGTTAGGGTTCCTAGTTTTTCACCTTTTACTTCCAATAACCAAAACTTGCCATCGATGATTGGCTTAGTTAGTGCTTCTGTCATGTTTGTCTCCATGTTCATACTGTGTACCTTGCGTTAAGTGGATCTGCATAACTTTGAATTTGTTCTGTAACTTTGATCAAATCGTAAGTTCCGCAAAATTTCATAAGCCTAATTCCAACTTGTGGGATGTCTTTTGGTATTGCATTTTCTGCAATCGTTGTTGTAATGATTGTTCTAATCTCTTCTGGCTGTGCAGTGAGATCACATAATTTAATATTTCGAATGTAGTCGTCTAGAACACGATGTTCGATGCCTTCGTGGTCGGTCCAACGTTGGAGCATGAGATTGTTCCAATTGTACCCCTTTGATTTTCTGTCAGCAAATGCTTCTCTGAGTCCAACTTTGTTTTTTGTACCCTTTTCGCGCACTCCTGGGAAAGCAGAAAAGATGTTGTCGGAGGTATCTCCACGCATGCATTTTTCGAATAAGAGCCATTCTGGGTCTGGAGCAGGCTTGGTAGCTTTTGTTTTCTTGTCAATAACATGTTTTCCCTTTTCATCAAAATAACCTTCATGTGTAGTAGTAACACCACTAACACCATTATACTGTTTTACATTGGGTGCAATCAACTGCGCGAAATCGCCATCTGTTGAAATGATAACATGATTATCGTTTGGATGTGCTTGAATGAATCCGGCGATTAAATCATCAGCTTCTAGTTGCTTGTGTTGCAATACTGTACAATTGGTTTTTTCATTTAAGAAATTTTTAAACTCATCAAATGTTTCCCAAAAAACTTTATCTTCTTCTGCGTCACGTGGGCTCAATTTGTCACGTGCTACTTGCCTATTTCTTTTGTAAGGCTCGTAATGATCCTTTCGCCAGCTTCGACCTTCTAGTGCGAATACAACATGTTTCCCATCAAAGTCTTTCCATGCTTTGCGAACTGAGTTGAGAATAACGTGCAGGCTCATTCCGACCTTTTCGGATATGTCTCCACGAACTACGTGTCTAGCACGAAAAAATGTATTTGCTGTATCTACAATAATATATGTCATTTAGAATATTTCCGCCTTGCCATTGCCAAGACTGTTTACGTTGATGTAACCGACTCCTCTTTGAGACATGTTGACATTTTCTTCCATTGCAACATCTCTACAAAGATCCTTGAACCAGGCGTCGACTATTACTTCTTCAGTGTCGCCTGTGTATCCTGCTTCTCTTAATTTTACTATGAAATACTCGTTCCAGTCAAGCTCAAAAAAGCCATTTCGTATGTTATCTTCGTTAATATGTGTATTTAATACCGCGACATAGGGCTCTTTTTTCAGTGTAGCCGCTTCTTTTGGAGGTAGTGTTTCGGTTACAACTTCCGCATATTTTTTAGCCTCAGCTTCTATTTGAGCTTGGCTAGGCTTTCGCTTGAAAAATTGTTTGATTCTTTCTATCATAATTCTGTCCTTTGTGGTTTTTTCCTGTAGTCTACGTTAGAATAGTTAGTGGTAATAACCCAACGATCTTTGTCGCTTTGGTTATCCTGTGTTTGATGTTGTATCCAGCCCGGAAAGAATAGCACATCTCCTGTGATTGCGGCTACCGGTTGATATTCTTCAAGGCTGTTGGGCTGTGTGTTTTTACGCTGAATACTGCGCAGATCAAAATGCGGATCTTTAAACATGATAAATCCACCATCTTCAGGCATCTGCAAATATGCCGCAATACTCAAACTACACATTCCGTGAGCATGTGGGAATGTATATCCGCCCTTTTTGTGCAAATTAACCCAGCTATTAGTAACCCAATAAGGCATGTGACTTTCTAAGAGTAATTGTCCAAACAAAACCTCAACAGCTACCTCATGTTGCCAAGTATAGAAATCTTTAAACATGGGATGGTGATGCGGCGGCATTTTTTGGTTAGATACAGAACTCCATGCTTGTCCAACTTCTAATTCAAGCTCACCACCGCTTTTTGCGCCCGCCATAATTTCTCTAGCGGCATCTAAATGGGCATCAGTAAATCCGTCATAGTGTGCTTTAAACACTATTGGAGGATAAGGATTGATAGCCTCAAATTGCATCAGGTTCCCCATTCGTTTTTAAAGAGTGGCACCTGAAGTCGGTCACTGTACCGCCATCCTTTTCGCATTGCCATCTCCGCCACTGATCTATTATTAAGAATGTACACCCGCTCAACACCACCGACAGGCATAACATACACAGGACCTTTAAAACCTGCCGCACGATATTCTTCAACTGCTCGTTCTGCATCTACAAGATCCTCTTCTGTTGCCACAACAAACTTCAAATATGCATAACCGATGTCTTCATAACTACACACCACTTCGGGCTTGATAGCATCTTCCCACGGCTCACCAGAGCAAGGCAGTTTAGCACTAATGCTGAATGTTAGAGCAATACGTCCACGGTCTTTATTACCTAATGTCCAGTTTAACAAATACTGTCTAAAGTCTTTTGTCAAACGCATTGTGCCGTTTGTTTCAAAAGTAATTTCTTTAAGATTCTGCATTTTAGGATGATCTAACAAGTCTGGATAAGCACGTTGCCATCCTAACATTGGCTCACCGCCGGTGATAACAAGATGCTCGTCTTGCCATTCGCCGTGAGGTAGCATTTCCATAATACGTGCTACAATGCCGTCTGTTTCAACTAACGGACTGAGATCTTTAAAACGGGCATCCCAACTTGCATAACTGTCACAGCCTGTACTTACTAATGGAAGTTCATTGTATTCTTTAAATTCTAGAATACGCTCTGCAATAGCTTCACGTTCATTGGACAGTTCGCCACGGGGCATACCAAAACCTTGACAGGTAAAGTTACAACCGAATGTACGCAAGAAAACAGACGGTACACCCATGTAACGTCCTTCACCTTGTATACTATAAAATAGTTCTGCTAATTTAATCTTGCTCATCTTCGTCCTGTCTTTCTAAAAATTGTGTTACTTGATCTTCTGCGTCTTGTAAGAATTCTGCGTATACGGTAAATGTAGCAACGCCACTACCTGCATGAATGTCAAATGGAATGGAACCACGCGGCAACCAGTTTGGCCCGACTTCACGTTTTATTTCAAACATCTGCATATTTTTAATCTTATGCATAGTTTGATCAAATATATCTTTGGCTGTAGTCACAGGTCACCTCTTAACGAATCCATAATTACTCTACGTTCTTTATTATACACTTGTTTTTGGAGAAAGTCAAGAAACTCTTGATGCTCCATCTTCTCTGCTTTATTTAGAATATTTTTACAGGCCTTGTAATAATACCTGCGTCTAGCCGCTTTGGTAACACCTTTCATATCTTCTACCGCAAATTGGAAAGTACGAACTAGGCAATCTGCGGCTTCACTAGGTTTACCGTTCCATTCTACATCACCGTCTGAGGTGATAACTAACACAGCCGGATAACTTGGGTTTCCAAACGTTATAGTGTTACGTTGTGTACTCTGATTTATACCTAATCCAGAACCAGCAATACTATATCCTGCTTGATAACCAATAGCAGTATTGTATTGCCCAGAATTGTATGGTAATGCCGTATAGTTAAATCCTGCACCACTGCTTTGTAATATCTGCCCACTAAGCCCGGGATTAATCGTAAACTGAATAGGTTTAATCTTGCTTATACGATGGGCTTCGATAGTTGCCTTTGCCCGGGATTGTGTTGCGGACACCACCGACTGGATCTTCAACATCACCCTTCCGACGGGGGATAAGATGAATGTGAGGCCAGTTGACAGTTTGTCCTGCGCTAGGGCCATAGTTAAGTCCCACATTGAAACCGTCCCATTCCCCGGCTTCCACCATTCTTTTACCTTCGCGAACTGCGTCTTCAAAAGCATCATTTAAAACTCCGATTGTATTATATTTAGGCACGAACAATAAGTGGCCCGGTGTACAAGGATACTTGTCATAGTATACTGCAATGTGAAAGTCTTCTTTGTAAAGATTGTCCCAAGGTGCTGTGCTGTCTTCGATAGCATCAGGTATATCATTAAAAATCTTATCCATTTATTTCCTTTAATGTTGGTGCGTAGTTTCCTAAATGCTGTACTGTGATTGCACTCGCATCGATAGCAAAGCTGATCGCCTTGTGTAGGTCCAGGGTATTTAGGTATTCGTAAACTAATGCTGATAAAAATGTATCACCTGCACCGCATACATCTGCTACTTCTACAGTTCTTGCCCCGAACGCAAACTCATCATATACGACTCCTCGTTCACCGTAGGTAACAATTAGTCCTGACGGCACTCCTTCTGGAAAACTTGTAGCACGACTATGTTCGAGTTCGTTTATCTTAATAAAGCAACCTTCTAGTCTTGCTAGGTCTGTTTTCTTTGTGTCAATAAAGATTGGGCCAGAAAAGTTTTTGCGTAAGTCTTCAATAAGTTCGTAGCTAACTACGCCTTTGTTATAGTCACTAATAACAATAGCATCGTAATCGGGCAACGCTGTTTCTATTGTAATTGGAGCCGACGTTACGTCTTTGTCAATACGGACTATTTGTTGTTTGCTACGAGTATCAATAAGTCTAGTTTTTTCACTTGCATGTCCGCAAAGAAAATTAACATCACATCCCAATGCTTTTAGGTTAAGAAGAACATTACCAGCCATTCCGTCTTTGACAATATCATACCTTGGCACAAACACTGGGATTGGTGCTTCTGGACTAATACGATCTACACTACCATACCGGTAGATGTCGATACAGTTATCCCCGACTAATAATATCTTGAATTGTTTTTGTAGTTGAGTATTCATCTATTCTATCATACCAAAAGATTTCTTTTACATATTGCTCTGCTACTATGCTCTTGCCTTTCCAGTCACTGCCTTTGACCATAATATCTGGCTTGTATAACTTAATACAATTAATCAATTCTTCTTGATTATCGAATAGTTCAACAATATCTACAGCCTTGAGATTCTGCAACATAACCTTGCGAAAGATTTGATTGTTAATAGGACGGTTGTCGCCTTTGAGTTCTTTAACACGGCGGTCAGTATCAATGCATACAATAAGATAATCGCCTAAACTGCGAGCAGTGTTTAACATGGCAATATGTCCCGGATGAAGAATATCAAATGTTCCGTTAACTATCACAGTTGTCATATAACACGACCTAACCCTAGATAGATTAGTTGTTCCAGCTCGGATTGATAATTTTGACCCAGCCTACGTTTTTGGTAAATGGATTCCAGCACTTCCTTGCCATCACCATAGTCCATAACAGCTGACCCACGTGATTCCAATTCTTCAATTAGATCATCTGTATCAAAGTCGCTCAAATCAACATCTACTTCGACTTCTGTATAAATTGTTTTGTACATATTAACCTTTCTGGCTATCGCCTTTACCAACACGATAATTGTCTTCGACACTATCAGGTGTAGAGACTTCGATGACTGTACCTGCTTCAATACACTCTAATTGATGCGGCATGCACGGAGTATTATGCCATACAGCGCCGTCACGTAATTCTTTTTCGTGAACCTCTGCTGTAGCAGTATCAATCCAACGAACAATAAATTTACCTGATTGTATATACCAGGTTTCTTCTTTGTCTCGATGGAAGTGCATACTGAATTTACGACCCGTTTCAAAGTTCATAAACTTGCCGCAGTATTTGTCGTTAGTGGCCCAGATAAATTCTGAACCCCAACCTTTTGGAACTAGGCCTTTTAATTGTGTCATTTTAATATTTCTGTAAATCTGCTTAGGAAACTTTCTAGATAGCAACTAAACTCTCTTGGTCGCCCGTCTTCTTTTACGGTTTCTCTAATATAGTGAACCCATATATGCCCTTCTAATTCAATAGTATGTAAGACATGAAACACATCTCGATCCGCACCTGCCCATCTACTTCCGTCTTTGGGTAGCTTGGGAGGTTCGGTCGCTTTGATTCTATCTTCTGTTGTAAATGTTGTCATTTTGTCCACCACTCCTCATAAGGGAATTCTATCCACACATCTTTCTCTGCCTTGTTAACTTCCATACCGGCAAAGTCCATTTTAACATTGCACTCACTTGCAAGGTTATCTACTACTACTGCAAACTTTACAGTTTTATTCCAAACATCGTTGTCCCAACGTATGGCACTTGGCAACGCACTGGAACGCCAATCTTCCATAAGCCAGTTAAATGTAGCACCAGTATCGTTAATATCGTCTACAACTAGAATATTTGCACCTTCGTATGCGTCTGAGGCTAAGCCGCAATTACTCACAGTATCGCCACCGTCACGTAGACTAATATCTAAACTGTTCATCTTAATATTAAAATATTGACTAATCATGACAGCAGGCAACAGTCCACCACGACCAATGCCTACTATGATATCAGGACGCCAATCACTGAGCATGATATCTCTACATATTTTTGCAATTAGGCCATTAAACTGCGGCGGTGTTAATATTAGCTTGTTCACGTCTGCCTTTCAAATAAGTTTCGTTGTGTATCCATTTGTTATTATCAAGGAATCCCCATTCACGCTTTTTTGGACCTGGCATGAATAGTGTCCAAGGTGTAACACCTGGTTCTAATTCAATACGGTGATAGCTTTCTGGTTCACAAGTTCTAAAGTGACCTGGGCCTCGCCATATCTTGTACTCTCCCCATTTTTCCCCTAGGGTATTAATCTTAGGAATCCATTCCCAGTAGCCACCTTGGAGGATTAAGGTAAAATACGGCCACGGATGATCATGAACTTCGTCTGGATCTGATTTAAGAAACTTATGGATAAACGCATTGAACGGAAACCAGTTGGGCCTATCTTTCAAAAATATATAATATCGTTCTAGATATGGTTCGTTACTTTCTCGATCCATGATGATACGCTTACGGTCTAGCTTTTCTAGACAATTAAGTAGGGTGTCTGTTAGTTTCATTTTCGCTCTTACAAAGTTCATACACTATTTTAAACTGTTCCCAGGATTTTTGCAACCCCGGAAACTCCGAACACAATCTTCCTAGTGTAAGTGAATCTACTCGATATTGCACAGCCCATTTGTGTTGAGTATCCAAATCAATAGTTTCACTTGACCCAAATTTCTTATGTTTTTGTAACATTAGATCTTCAATGTTTCCATTGTAATGATCCTACTAATTTCTTTGCCTAAATCTTGCTCATCGGTAATGATATGCAAACTATTGTGGTGACGATCTTTGTGTCTATCATATATACTTGTTTCTACAACCATGCCGCCTGTGGCTTTATATACTTGAAATCGAATACCTTTATCGCTGTCTAGCGTTGGACCGCGGCCAAGACCTATAGAATTTGCTGTTGACATTTTTTGTGATGCGTAATTCATATCTTCAATATCCTGTGCGGTGTTTATCCAATAGCGTAGTTTAAGTTTTAACCAATTAGTCATACTTTTTAGCTTCGTTGATTTTTGTGATATGATCAGCTTCGTACTTTGCCAATGCTTCACGGAATTCATCTTCACCCAGTCCGTGCCATCCACAACACTGACCTGTTGGACTACGACCGCAACCACATGTTCCAAACTCTTCTGGATTTTCTTTTACTCTTATCTGCATGATTTTTCCTTTGTTAATGATTATTCTTTCTTGTCGCCAAACATAATATTCTCCTTATAGATGCTTCAAAACATTTTCTGGACTAGATACACTGTATGGATCAGGATCAGTGTCACTGGATTCTGGTTCAATAAACATGTGTTCTACTAGACCGTTGTTAACTACTGCGGCATAACGGCGACTGCGTTTCCCAAACCCAATGGCACTCATATCAACTGTCATGCCCATACCTTCTGTGAAGGCGCCCGCACCGTCTGGAATAACTTTAACGTTCTTAATGTTTAAATGCCGTGCCCATTCATTCATAACAAAGCCGTCATTAACACTAACGCAATAGATTGCATCGATGTCTTTTGCTTGGAAAAGAGAAAACTGTTCTTCAAAGCCAGGCAGTTGATATGTTGAGCAAGTTGGTGTAAATGCTCCGGGCAAGCTGAATACCACTACTCGCTTGTCGGCAAATAAATCGTTGGTTGTTTTAAAAACAAAATTGCCTCCAATTGGGCAACCACCACTTGCTGGTGTTTCATCTCCTTCGCGAAATGCGAATGTTACGTTTGGTATTGTCTGTGTCATTTTATTTCCTTTTATTTTAACGTGGTGCAAACTCTTGTTGCAATTTAATATTATCAAAAAACTCTTTCTTTGTATTGCCGTCTTCTTTAAAAGCACCTTTCAATACAGTAGTTTGTGTTAGACTAGAATGTGCCATAATGCCGCGATTCTCACAGCAACCATGTATCATTTGAATATAAACACCTAAGTCTGTTGCACCGGTAGCCTTGCTAATTTCTTTAGCTATGTCATTACACAATTCTTCCTGTAGGGTTCCTCTACGACTACACCATTGGGCAATACGTGTATACTTGGACAGTCCGATGAGCTTTTGGGCGGCAATGATTCCGATGTAGGCAACACCAGAAACAGGCTGATGATGATGGCTACACATACTACGAAGCTCAGACCTAACCACCAACATACCTTCATAACGATCTTCACTATCATTAGGAAACGCGGTTGCGTCTGGTGCTGGTTCATATCTGCCTGCCATTACTTCGTTGAAATACATTTTAGCTAATCGTCGTGCTGTACCTCGACTGTTTGGATCATTCTCTCTATCAATTAACAGCGTATCCAATACTTTTTCAAAGGCATTAGTTGCTTCGTTGATCAAGTTTTCTTTGTCACTTTCGTGCAAGTATTCGCTGATGTTATCGCCAGCCCAAAAACGTTTGCCTTCACGCTTCATCTTAAAGCGAATGGCATCTGCTAGGTTACATTCTTCGTAGTCTTTGTCGTCTATATTTTTGTATATTACTGATTCTGTCAATTTATTCTCCGAGTTTGTGACGTGGATGTCTTTGTATTATTATACGATATTATTTAGGTTAAGTCAAGCGAAGCAAAGTATTTTTCTTCACAGCCGCATCCAATACATTCATTTGAACATCTTTGCTTTCTGCAAATTTTATTAATGCGTTTGTGTCCTTTGGAAAACATGCTCCACCAAAACCAAAGGAGCCGTCCGGCCCTGGAACCTGCATATGACTGTTACCAATTCTTACATCGCTTTTAATCATTTTAGCAATTTGATTGTAATCGCAGTCGCTGGCCTTTGCCAAAGAATACAATTCGTTCATAAATGTAACCTTAGTGGCCATAAATGTGTTGATAGCATACTTTGCCAAACTTGCTTCAGCAATAGTACAATGATGAACGCTTTCTAATCCACCTTGTGTTTCTTTAATAACACTTTCGGCTAGATCCCTATATGCTTTAATACGACCACCGATGATAGCAAACTTACCATTGGCATAATCTCTAGCGGCATTGGCGGCAGTTAAAAATTCTGGCGCATGTACAAGATTTGGATATTGCTCGTTTAATCTAGTATAGGTATCTGGAGGCGCTGTACATTTACTAATGATAACTCCTTCAAACTTGATTATTTCCAACTTTGCTAGAATGTCTTCTAAGATAGTGGTATCGCAAGTACCATCGTAGTCTTGCGGAGTTGGGACACAGATAAAAACTCCGTCGCATTGCGCTAGGTCCTGGAATGGATCGCGCCCCCGGGTTTTGTCATTGTCGACTAATACTAATCGGCTATCGTCCCAAAATGCCTGTTTAATAGCATTGCCTACAAATCCTAATCCTATAATACCTATTTTACCCATTTTAATAATTCTCCGGCACTGAAAAAGTGCTCTGTTAGGTCTTGTGATTGTTGTTTTACTTTTGGAATAAAACTTTCGTAATGGTCCATATACTGCATGATCTTATGACACAAGTCTGGGCGATAAACAGTATATGATTGATAGTCTTCAGTCCACTTGCTTGGATACTTAAATGTATCGTAATACATTTCTGTGTAACTAAGGCGATCTGGAACCATTGGAATAGCATCTACTACAGCACCTTCATAACAACTAATGCCTAACGTCTCTTGTAGATTTGCACTAAACACTAATTTAGCTTCGCCTAGTAGGTTATGATATTCATTCTTAGTTAGATGTTGATCCTGGCACACAACAAATTCATATTGCGGCAAATGTTCTTTTAGATCTCTAAAAATCTCAACTTGTTTTTCAGGAGCGATCCGATGCGGAAACAAAATAAGATCACGTTTGGGCATGTTCTTATATCCGGTTAATGTACCGTCCATATACTCCATTGGCCAGCCAGTGCGTACAATCTTTTTATACTCGCCTGATAGAATTTCGTCTAGTTCTTCTTCATACCAGGGATTCTCTATTTGGAATCCTCCATTGAGCAATTCTCTATGGAATAGTTCAATATGAAACTTAGTGGCAAAGTAGTTGTGATCAAATGCGTAAAAGAAACTTTGCTCTGCATGTCTAACCCACGGTTTGTTGCCAACAAGTCGACCTAGAAAGTCTTGAGGATCATAACTACCAGCATGCCATAAGCCATGTGTTGTAATAGGAATCCCTAACAACTCACTCATATACTTTAGATTAATGATGCCAGGATGCCAAGCGTCAGTAAAAATAAAATGGTCGCCTGGACAAACAGCGCCGGAACAAAATAGACGCCCCATTTCCTCAACTTGTCTGGCTTTGTAAATATTGGTGCCGCCAAAATTAAGAAAAGCTCCAGGAGTAGTAGCAGTTGGAATATCAGTGGGGCCTGATATAATGTTGACATTGTGTCCTGCCTTTCGTAAGAGACTAGGTACATGAGTCTTCCACTGACCCGTGTACCTTGTTTCTACTGCTTCTAAATCAATTAGAAAAACGGTCATTGTTATATGGCCTTGGATTCTTACCTAGGTAAGGTTTGCGTTCTCCGTTTCCACGGTAACCTTTACCACCATTTTTCCTATAGGTGAAGTCTCTATAGGCCTTAGACTTGTACAAGTCTGCAGGGTTAAAATCGATCATTTCAAATCTGCAATGATCGTGCCAGGCTTCGAGATCGTCGAAGAGTTTAGTAACATCTGGTTTCATTACCAGGTACTTGTCGAGCCATTTTGGCTGTGCCATTTTTTAAGTTCCTTAAATTACAATGGATTGTGACGGGCGAGTAAGATTATAATGAATGACACATCCGTTCTCGCCGTCCTCGGATACGTCAATTATTACAGTACGTTTGGGATAACGTGCCGCAATCTGGGTGTACAAATCATCTGCGATCATTTCGCAAGACTTGTAGTTAAGTTCTAGTGTGCCTTGATATAGATTTTCTAACCAACGTTTAAATTGGATAAACTCGATATCTCTGTCATTGTGAAACACATCAATGGCTACACGAAAATGGAAAATATGACGATGCGGTGTACCGAGGAATGATACATCATATTCATCGCCGGTTGCTAATGCAGGGTCTGTTGCGGCCGCAGGATAGCAGTGAATACCTTCTTTTCGAAAGGTAACCCAAATTTGGCGCTGGGCGGCTTCTTTAATTGTTTCTATACTCATTTGATAATCTCGTCTTTACCATATTGGTCCCAACTTGTAAACTTATCTCTACCAAGTAGGTCATGTAGGTTATGGCACCACACTCCATGATTTGTTGCGGCAAAATCTTTGTCGTCAATCTTAATTGTAGCATTATATCCCAGCTGTGTCAAGTAGGGAAGTTTAACCGAAATCTGAGGAATAAACCGTCGATGTTCAACTAACGCACTTTCAAGGACACCTTCTACTACACTTACATCAAAGTCTAGTGTACACCAGTAGCCGGCATCAAGACATTCTTGGATCATATATTCCCAAGGACGCCAAGCATCAGCATCGTTAGTTAGAAGTTTAGGAAAACTTTGATTAGCACCGAAGTAGATATGTTTGATACGTTTACTCTCATCGAGTAATGCTTGAGTATCGTTGGCTATATGCAATACTGTTTGAGGATCATGTGTGCCCACTACAAACAGAGTATTCATTCCGTAAGCAGGAGTCTTTTCAATCTCTATGCCTGTAAAAAACATAATGTCTGTTGCGACACCAGAATCGTAATCTCTTTTCATCTTTCGTTATCCCACCAAAGCCAGCCAATTAAAATATATTTGTCGAGGTTAGCAGTAACCTGTCCTCGATGAATATGCGTGTATGCAGTTGGAAACAAAATTGTTTTGCCTTTTACTGCTTCAACAACTCTGTTCTGATGCAAAAATTCAGTTCCACCATTTGGTACTGTATTCAAATACGTTAAAAATGATATTGCACGATTGCAAAATTCATGACCGCCATCGATATGCCATGCGTGATAACCTGCACTAGGTTTGTACCACTGTATTTGTGGTAAATCGCGTATGGTAAACTTTCCAGCGTGTTCGTATATTTTAGCATCTGTGCAGTATTTGTCAATAAATCCGGACAATTCAGTATGATAATTCGGCCATTTAAAATCTTGGGGCTTGCCTAATGTTCTAGCATCACCTAAATGGAAATCAACGCTGTCTTTATACTCTGGTCTAATTTGTTCGTCCGATCCCGTAACACCAGGATTAGTTAAACCATTACTATCTGCAAGTCTAAAAAGTCTCAACAGTTCGTCGCAGATAGTAATGTCTGACAATTGATATTCAGATATAAAGTCCATTAGGCATTATCAAATTCTAATGCGTCGAGCTTGTCTTCATCTAGCTCTGGCATTGCAGTTACAGGACTTACAGTTTTATCTAATACTACTTCTTCAGTTTCAAATAAACTTGTAAAGTTATTTTCAGCATTACCACCACGTAGTCGCATACCCATCATGTTAGACAACATAGGTTTTGCGTCTTCAATCATTTGGAACGCTTCTGCTTTAGTCTTTGTATTAAACAATTCTTCTACGAAACGGTTAAAGTAAAGAATATTACGAGGAACCCAGTCTGAATATTGGTCACTACCTGTTTCAGAATCTTTGAGTTTCTTCCAATGACGCCAATCGGGTTGAGCCTTTGCTGTTTCAATATCCATTAATTGATTTGCACGTTGTACAGCAACAATATGACATTCGACATTATGCCCCATCATCAACGCATAGGCAAAACTATCCCAACTTGTTCTGTTTGGAATTTTACCTAGCTTATTAAGGCGAGGAACAACATTATAGTGTTGAGGATTTAGATGATCGAATACAACACCACCTAATTCTGCATCAGTCTTGCGCTCACCTAAATCATAGTAGGCAATATCTTTCATTGTCAGTCTGCGACCAATCGCTGATTCAAACGGAAAAGGTATATCGTCCCGTCCGGAAAGACTCTTGTTGTCTGGAGCCTTGTCCATGATAACACTCCATCGCTTAGTTGTATGCTGTGCATTGGTATAAACCAATCCGTGTGCTGTAGCAATGAACGGACTTGCGCAGTCAAAACTGATTGTAAGTTCTGGATTGATGTGCTTGCGGATTTGGCGTTGGATACTGGTCAAGTAACAAGCCCAGTCTAGCTGTGCAGTACCCAAGAAGTGAATCCAATTCTTACCTGTTAACAGACCGTCTTCACGCATGGTCATTAGACGTTTAAGAGTAATATCCATCTTACACATGTTAGCACCACCAAATGCCCAACCTTCGGCTGAAGGGTTCTTATTTTCGCCCCATGTTGTATTTGGATCACTAAATTGTTTAACACCGTTGTACCAATCTTCTGCAGAATCCCAATCCCATCCTTGTAGTACGTTTAAGAACTTGGTTTGTCCTAGACGATTTTCTAAGAAGTATCTGTTATTATACTGCGTCTTTTCCAAACAATCTTCAACTGTCTTGAGACCAGTCTTTGGACTGTGTACGTGATCACATGCCCATGTAGGAACGTCTAGCATCATAGACCAGTCAGCGGTAAGTTCTAACCATTCTAAAATACTTTGACGTGTTTTAGTTGCATTAGGACCTTCAAAGTCTAGCCAATCAAATTTAAGGACACCTTTACCAATTTGGTAACCACCGGAGTCGCCTAAGATCATCGTATTGCCACGATCTCGTTGTTGGATCATTGACTCTTGTGTTAGACTCTTATTCAAATCTAGTTGTGCGTGACCTGCTGAGTAAAGACCGTACTTGTAGGTAAAGTAGCCTTCTTCAGCATTGAGAAAGTTCATGCCTTCGACACCGCGATCAAATCCTGCAGGAACGCGATCGTCAGCGATAAACTTTTCTAATCTTTGTTTTGCAATGTATGTACTATAGAAACTGCTAATAGCTGGCAAATAGACAGCGTAGTCTTTCTGTAGTGGAGTTAAGTTAATTTGTTGTTTCATTATATTCCTTGCTCAGTATAACTGTAGCTTTTAGTTGTTCTTGTGCTTTATTTAGGTTTTCTAATGCAATTTTAACAGCAGGATGATTCTCAGCAAGCAATTCAAACTCTCTTTCTTCAGACATCTTTTTTATAGCCCAGTCAATCGCTGATTCGGCATTGGCATTCATTCCAACAGTTGCAATAGCACCGCTAATAGTTTGCCAAACACTTCCATCATACACTTCCATGTAACTGCCGTTATATCTCATCATGCCAGCAGAAGAATTATTCATGTTAACATAGGGACTGCTAGAATGCCCCCCATGTATGTACATGTGTCTACCCTGTTGAGTTATACCGTTTATCATGCTTGTGCTGGTAAAATATATTCGTAAGTTGCCAAACCGCTATCTAACGTGATCTTTAGTGCGCCTTGATTACTGATACTCAGTTTAGTATTGTTAACATCTGCAATTTTCAAGATGCTTAATACCTGTGCAACTGGCCAGCTTAGGTTAGCAGTAATCTTGCTTGTGAGACCGTCTGCAAATACAAACTCACCTGCGTGTGTATTAACATCACCAAATGTAAACTTCAATTTATCGCCATCTGTTTTTGCAACAAATGTTGAGTGTTCGCTGTTTGCACTTGCCTGGAAGTTGAAACGCTGTACGCTTGCTACTGTAGGAACAATAGTGATATCCCAACTAACACCTTTGAACTTAGGAACCTTTAACTTTTCTTCAATAACAGTCTGGTTCATAAAACGATAATCGTTTTTAAAGTCGCCACCTTTGTTTTCAAAGTGTAACCCTACAGGAATATCTTCACCGTTACGTTGACCCTTAACTAAAGAAATTTTTGCACCTTCTTTATATTCTGGGCAATCTAAATGAATCTTTAGTTTGTTAAGTTGTGGCATACCAAAAATGCCTACCATGTCTGGCTGTGCATTTGCAGTTTCTGCTGATAGGATAATTGAGCGGTCGCCGGCAACAGAATCAATTTGAGTTTTTTCTTCTGTTCCTGTGATCTTAACTACTTCTAAAAATCCTAGGTTGTGCGTATGTGATACGATGTCTTGTAAAATATCTTTCATGTTAAAGTCCTTTTATATATTATATTTAGATTTTGAATCAAAGTCAAGTAAATTTTATTCAAATGTGAACAAATTACCAAACGTATTATTTTGTGTCGTTGATTTCAAGTCCCATTCCAACACGCCAATTAAATTATCAAGTTTGTTATTGATAATAGTTGCCTCCATTTCAGAATGATCAAATGGTAATTCCTGGAACCACTTGGGCAATCTCAGTTCGTCTACAGGATACGCAATACTTGTATACCCCATTGGATTATCTCGAACCTTGCAAACGATAACTTTCATACCATCTACAATCTGCATAGAGTACCTGTCGCCGTTCATTTCTCGTAACACGTTCCAGTTAATACTTGCACGTACATGGCCTGGCATATTGGCCTTACCTGCTTTCTTTTCTTTTTCACGATACTCTGTAATATTGTTAGCACGTTTTGGACTACCTTTCTCCCAACCCGGTCTAACTTTAAACTCAGTTCGGAATTCGCCAATACGGTCTAGTATCTCTTTTTCTTGGCTACCGTTTAGTACCTTAGTTAGGATTTCTTCCAAGAACTTCTGCATAAATTCCGGAGTATCACTGCGCTTGAGATCTAAGCCCATGGCCTTGATCTTACCTGGCTTGCCATCTACGTCTGCACGTTTGTTTTCTTTGTCATAGTACAGTACAGCATAACGCTTTTTAGTAATAAACAGTCCTTTGATAGCAACCAGTTCACGACCTGCTTTGATAACTTCACCTCGACTCTTTGGACAATGGAAGAAGTCTAACATCATTTGCGGGAATGTACCATTAACCTCGTCTGCAATTTGATTATATAGTTGAACAACAGTTTCTTTGTCCCAAGGCAAGCGACCTTTATCAATATCAGTCTTTAATGTTGTATATGCTGAGAAATATGCAGAGTCTGTATCACCGTAGATAATGCTACGACCTTTGTAATCATACTCCCCGCAAATTACTTCATTTATTTTTGCGGCCATGTGACGAGCGATGCATCGGCCTGTAAGAGTTGTGGATTGACCGATACGCTTATCAAAGAACCTGCAACCAGCGTTAAGAATAGCACCATATAAAGAGTTAAGGTTAATTTTCTTAACCAACTGACGCTTGTCCCAGTATTCTTCTTCAATTTTGTTTCCTGCATTAATAGCTTCCTTTAGTTTGGCCTGCATGTCTTTACGCTCGCTATACCAACGTTTTAGCAAGCCGGGGATGATCCCCTCGTTTTCGTATGTGAAAATTGTACCGTTGGCACTTAGCATCCATGGCTGATTACTTTCATAAATCATTTCATAGATTTGAGCACCGCTTAGTACGTCGACTTCGCCGGATTCCCATTCAACAGTAATGTCGTTGGCTTTGTCTTTGTTCATAACAAATTCGTATTCGTTACTGCCAAACTTACCTTCCCATGCCGCGGCAAACGAATTGCCTTTGGCAATTTTTTCATCAATTTCTGCCTGTGTGTAATCTTGGCGCAACTGTCCGACAATGGTTTCTGGGCCCATGTTGAGCGCACGAATCGCGCTTGGATAAAGTGAGTTAATGTCGACTGACCCAATCCAGTCGTGAAGTCCTTTTTTAGGATACGCAACATACGCACCGGCGGCCTGGTTGTCTGCGTTCTCATCACGCTTTGGACGACTTGGAACAATCAGTCCTCTGTGGTGGGCTTCGTTTACAATCGCCTGTTCGGTCACAGCAACAGCACCCATCGTAGTCTGTAATAATACAGTACATTCATGTGCCAGTGTGTTGGCAAGATCAATAAACTTTAATTTCTTATCTAGTTTATCAAGTAGTGCGGTATCTTGTCTGTTGTATTCAATAAACTTACGGAAGTCATTGTTGTACAGTTGATCCAGCGTACCTTCATAAACTGTTTTATTCTCACCGACCTCCATTTCACCAATTGCATCTAGTCGATAGGTATGACGTTCTTCATATGTGTACTTGCGATACAGTTCGAGACTGTCTAAGTGTACACGACCTACAAGGTCATAGGTAACTGCGGCTTTACCATACTTTTCATATTCACGTTTCTTTGGAAATTGATCCCACAAACAGAAACGCCGTGTATCTTCTTTACTCAGTGCTTTGGTAACACGGTTAACGGTATAGGGAATATCATACCCTTCACTGTTCCACCCACTGATAATGTCTGCATCTTCAATTAGGTTTAGGAAAGTATCAAGCATTTCTGCTTCGCTTTCAAATAGATGCGTATTAGGAAACTCTTCAACAAGTTTCACAGCATCTTCCATCTTAAGACCTTTTGGCGGGATAGCCAATGTAACCATAGTCTGCATCCATTGTAGGTAGACTGAGATTGCAGTGATTGGCATAAATGCATCTTCGGGAGAAGCATAGCCACGTTCTGGATCAAAGTCTACCTCGATGTCGAAAAACGCTACATTCAACTTTGGAGCATCTTTACCTAGATAGTTTTCTTCTAGGATACGAAAGTTTGCATTGATGTCACTTTCAAATAGTCTGTGACTTGAGTGTATTTTTTGTTCTTTGGCAAATTCCTTGAATGACTTACAAGTAACTTTTGATAGGCTTTCGCCGTAGATTGATTTGTACTTGCCTTTATTATCTGGATAATAAAACACGTACCTTGCGGGATAGTCGACATAGATTCGACCTTTTTTTGGATCACGCTCAACGACACGTACACGGTCATTGTCACGATCCCAGATGGCATCGATATAACTCATAATTCTCCTTACCGCTTATGGCCGGTTAACCTTCAGCATTGCGACTTATGGTTCGCTGAACCGTTCTCAAATATATTTAACTTAACATTCGGATCAAACCGACAGTATCTATACTAACTAACAAAATGTAGTTAGCCAACATGCCAAAGCTCTTGCGAGTCCAAGAAGCCCATGCATACATAGCACAGCCACTAATCCAGATAGGATATAGTAAAATAAGAGGAGGAGTAGGGACTGTGACTGCCATTGTGATACTACAGCCAATAGATATAGCCCAAGCAAAGAGCTCAGTAACGAACCTAAACTTATTGCTACGCCAGTCATCTTTGATCCATCTTAGCGTTGGTGCGAAGAATGTATCAATCATTGTCACCGATGCGGTTTGGGTTTTGTGCATCATAATCGCTTTGGCGAATTGCATGACCGCTGATATCAACGATAGTTTCCAAGTCATCAAACTCAGTAAATACTCTTTCCCAATCGCCCTTTTGTGCGATCTTAATTGCTTTTTTAATAATGCTTGGTTTAACTTCTAGTTCTTCAGCAACAGCTTTGATAGTGTCGTTCAAACCTTCGTTCAAGTCTTCAATTTCTTGCAAGACTGTTACGCCTTCAGAAATAAGTTGTTTGATTTTTGCCTGCTCTGGTGCGCCATATGCTTTACTCATAATTAATCTCCTGTACAGTAATTATATACTGAATACAGGAGATTGTCAAGTCTTGATTATTTGTTTTTAGCCTTAGCTTTACCGGATTTCATATTGGCTAACCAGTGTGCCATTCGGGCTTTTTCACCAGACGAGTGTTTGGCAGTACTGCGTAGACTGCTTACTGAAGCTTTGGTATTGACTCCGCTACGTTTGGCCAATCCCTTGCGTCCTGGATTTTTACCATCTGCAAAGTTTTCGTCGACTTGTTTTTTAATCCAGTTATCCGGAACTAGATTATGTTTATCGACAAAATCATCGTGTAATTTTTGACCAGTAAGCTGATGGTCTTTGCACACTTTCTGCATCATAGCATCGATAGAATCATAATCCAGGTTAGTGCCTTTAGATTTGGCATCAAGCAGGGCTTTTTCTAGAGAGGCTACCGCACCTTTAGTTTCCTTGCCAGAAACATGTTCAGGTTTCATCCCCTCAAAGAGTTCTATGATTTTCATTTATTCAATGACTTATTGAGCAAAACTTCAAGATAGATATTGTATGCATCTTCCTTGACTTTTTTCTTCTTCTTCGGATGCTTAATATGTGCCCAGGCGGCAGATTCTGCATTGTCCTTGCTCATACCAGGATGCGATTTCATCATGCTCTTGGTAATGTGTTTTGCTTGACGATCAACTTTTGCACCTTCCATTGCGGTTGATGTATGTTTTAGTGTACCGTGTTGATGTTGATGTACAATGCCAGGAGCAATCTCTTCGTCAGTTTCTTCTTCATGACTTCCCATCTCTTGATCACTTATTACATAATCGGCAACGGCTGTTAGCATGCCTTTAACAGCACCCATCTTTTCAGAAACCCATTCGTCAAATTCTGAACTATCATCAATGTGTTTGTCTAGCTCAGTAGCCATACGAATAATTGTGTGCAGACTATTTTTCATTGTTTCTGCTTCGTCATAATTTTCATCTGTCATATCGCCTAGCGTATTGCCTATATCTGCTCCGGTCATTGCTCCGCTTGGAGTTCGAGTAAGTAGTGCCCCGGCCGCGCCGCCTGCAATAGCACCTTTGATGCCTTCCGCCACACCTTTCAACTTACGATCCAGCACACGCTTCTGTAAGCCTGCTGGTGTATGTTCGGGCGCATCGTCTAAACCCTTGCGTAGCATTTTGGCAGTATCAATGTCGTATGATTTTG